TCAATCGATCAGGCCGTGTGACCTTAAAGCAACAATGAGCGCGTCGAGCGCGGAGCGCGCTTCGGCGTCAATTGTCGTTCCGCCTGAAGGACTTGGCACCGCGGGCTGGCGCGGTCCGACGACCTGTTGCCCGCCGATCATGAGCTTCGCCGCCGGAACCTCCCCCGACCGCCAGCTCGTCCCCGACCATATCAGCCACGTCGCCTCGGCCTTGTTCCACGCGGCCATGCCCGGGATCGGCGCCGCGAACCGCCATCCGCCCTCGGTCCAGATGGCGAGGGCGTGTTCGCGTCCTCCCCACGGCCCGGTGGCCCCGGCGGCGACGATCCAGCACTGACCCGGCGTCGGGTCGAGCGGAACTTCGGTCTGCGGCGCCCCTTCCACCGCCGCATGCAGGAGAGCGTCGGCGAGCAGGATCGCCTCGTTGTGGAACAGCTCCTTTTGGGCCTGGCCGGGAAGGATGAACGGCAGCGCGAAGCGCGGCGTCGCGTCGGTCATGAAGATGCTCCTCTCTAGGATCAGCCGAAAGGCAGGATCGCCGGACGCGACGTCGCATGGGTACCGACCTGTGCGACGGCGATGGCGAAGGGTGGGACGATCCCGTCCGCCACGCGTTCGGCGCCGGTGTAGACGAGTTGCGGCTCTGCGACCTCGAACCGCCGGGTGGCGGCGGCAGCCACTATCGACACCCGATATCTTTCCTGTTCCTCGCCCAGCGGAACGTCGCTCCCGTTCGACCACTCGAAACCGGAGCGGCTTCTGCGGACCCAGGTCACGACGAGGTCGCCTGCAGCATCGATGACGGCGGCGAGATGCACCGGCATCACGGGCATCACCGCCTCCCCGGTGATCGGCCGCTCGGCCCGAACCCCCTCGACGGGATCGCCCAGACCGGCGGCCGTGACGACGGCGGTTGCGCCGATCGCGCCCAAAGGCAGCTGCAGCGGGAGGATGGTGGCGGGCTCGATCAGGACGAATGCCTCACCCGCCACATGGTCCGCAGCGGCCCATTCGCTGCCCGATCGGCCGCGAAGCAGGCGGCTCAGCCGATAGCGCCGCTCGCCGATGCGCTCGGCCGCCCCGAACTGAACCAGCTCCGATCCCAGCAAGGCCAGATTGGCTCCGCCTCCGAGCGCTGCATCGGTCCGGCTCTCGATCTCCATTGCGTCGTTCAGGAGCTCGACGACCACGGAGGATCGCAGGTCGATCAAGGCCGCAGGGGCGGCGGGGAGGGCGGTGAGGCTCTGCCCGAGAACCGCCGGCTCGGCGGTCCGGCCGCTCTCGTCCCAACTGACGCCGCCGTCGCTGCTGCGGAGCAACGTCGCCTCTCTCCACCCGGACGACGCGCCCGCTGCGGCCACGAACAGCCAGGGCCCGTCGCGATAACCCGGTAGCGGGGCCTCGAAGATGTGCAGGCTGGTCGGGCCGTGGACCAGGTCCGGCTGCCGGACCGTCCGCCCGGGCGTCGCAGTCGCCGGGGGCGCGGAAACGTCCGGCAGCCGCGCCAGTTCGATGTCCGCGATGGCGGGTCCAAGCCGCCACCGCTGCACGGTCCACAGGCCGGCCTCGCCCTCGAGCCGGGCGCGCGCGCCCGGCACCAGGCCGAGGTGCCTCCAGCCCAGCCGCACGCCCGCCGATGCCCGGGCCGCGGCGTCGGCCGCGAGGCGCGCTTCCGCCATCTCCTTGGCCGGACCCGGCGCGAGTGCGGCCGCGAGCGGGATCGCCAGCGTCCTTCCCGGCGCTCCCGGGCGGGAGGCCCGCTGGGTGCCCGCCTGATATTCCCGCTCGACGTCATAGTAAGAGAGGGTAACGCAAGTGGGGGCGGCGGCGCGCCGCATCAGCTCGAGCCGGCCGATGCGGGCCGCGAGAGGGACGAGCGTCGCATCAGCGCCGTCCGGTCCGAGGACGAGGCGGTCGCCTTGCGCGCGAAGCGGAAGCGGGACCGCCTCCAGGAGCGCGGAAATTGCGCCGCGGGCGCTGTCGCCGCTGGCGGCATAGCCGTCGACCGACGGGGTCTCGCCCGCAACCAAGATGCCGCCGCTGAGCTCTTCCGCGATTCTGCCGATCGAGACGCCGCCCGGATCGGCTTCCACTTCGAAGCTGAGCGAGGGGATCCGGTTGCCGAAGTCGGCGAGCTGGAGCCCTTCGAACACGGCGTAGGCGAGGCCGCGATACGAAGGCGCAAGCCCGGGCCCCTCGGCCGAAGCGATCAGCGGGTCGACCGGCTGGTCCTCGTCGCCGTCGTGGAACCGGAAGATCGTCGCGGTCTTGAAGTCGCCTGCCGCGCCGCGCAGCAGCTTGCCGTCGGCCCAGATCCGATGGACCGCGCGCAGCTTCCGCGCCGACAGGGCTACGGCGAAATTGGCCGAATAAGCGTAACCGACGCTCCTCGGGCGTCCCTTGCCGCCGCCGCTCGACGAGCGCGTCTCGACGATGTCGGTCGCCCAGATGACCGTTCCGGCCACCCGCATCGATCCGAAGACCCTGGGGATGTCGGTTCCATAGGACGAGGTCTGGACGGTGAGGTTGCCGAGCCGAGGCCCGGGCCGGGCCTTGGGTCCGAACAGCGTCTGGTCGGCCGCCTGGCCGAGCACCGCTCCGACCGCGGCGCCGATCGGTCCGCCGAGCGCCGTTCCGACCGCCGTCAGCAGCAAAGTCGCCATCACGCGTCTCCCGGTTCCGGCGGTCGCGCCGCGCGCCAATAGCCGATCGCCCCCCAGGGCGCGGGGAGCGGCCGCTCGACCACCCGGCGCAGCGCCGCATCGGCGTGGACGAGGCCGGTTCCGGTGACCACGGCGAGGTGAAGCTGCGCAGGGCCTGGGACGAACAGGCCGAGATCGCCGGCCGTCGCTGCGGCTTCCGGCACGCGGACGAGCCCGAGCCGCCCGAGCTCCCCTTCGATCACGGCGAGCGGGGTCCCTCGCACTGTGTAGCCCCGCGGGACGGTATCGATCGCGAGGCCGAGGGAGAAAGCGGCGACGCCGACGCAGTCCAGCCCGGCCTCGATGCTGCGGCCCTGCGGCCGGTAGCGCGCGCCGATCAGCGAGCGCGCACGCGCGACCACCCCGTCGGCGCCGCTTGTCATGCCTGACGCGGCGGCCTGCATTTCGGTCTCCTTCGATGAAAGCGGAGCTAGGCTCCGGGATATCGCGTCAGCAGGTCCATCCCCGGGAGGTGGGGCTCTCCTCTGAAGTTCGCGGCATTCGCAAAGCGCGCGCTGCAGGTCGCGAGGCTCTTGTCGCAGCCCTCGGCGATCTCGACCCGGTCTCCCGTCGCCGCCGGGAAGGGCGGCGCGTCGCACAGCGTCACCCGAACGCCGTCCACAGCCGCGATCCGTGAGCCGAAGCCGCTATTGCGTCCGCCGATCCAGCGCAGCCGTCCAAAGCGGAACGTATCGCCCGGCGCCTCCCCGTCGAGATCGAACACGGCGCCGCCGATCGCGGCAGCGATGCAAGCCATCCGCACGCGCCCCGCCATGTCCACCCGGCACCTCTTGTCGCCGAGCTCCGCCCGGCATTCGGGCGAGGTCTGCTCCACGACGGCGCGCTCCAGCAAGGCGGCAGGGCCACGCAATTCCACCTGGAATCCGGCTCCGCGGATGGCGACGTCGCCGAGCTCGCCGGCCGCAAGCGCGATCGCCGGCTCGTCGGGACGCTCCCAGTCGATCATGAAGATGGAGAGCGCCGCGCCGTCCCAGCGGCCGGCGGCGAGATCCTCCTCGCCGATGGCGTCCGAGGCGAGCGCGCCCTCGATGTCGAGCCCGTCCGCCTCGAACCCGTCCGACAGGATGATGGCCGACGGCAGCATGCCCGGTGCCGCCCGATAGAGCAGCCCGTCATGTGCGAGATCGCGGTCGTGGCTGGTGAGGCCGACGGTCACGCCGTCGCGTCGCTCGATGCGCCAGCAGAAGGCGACGGTCGTCAGCTCTTTGTCGACGATGCTCATCCGCCTTGCTCCCGGACCTCGATCAGCGGCACGGACGGCGCCTCGCCCGCGCGAAATGTGGTAAGGCTGAAGCTGAGACGATCCTCTTCGAAGCGGACGGGCACGTCGAAGAGGAATCCGGCAGCCACTGCAGCGCCCGCTTCGGGCGGGTCGTCGAACAGGATCCGCCCGCGGTCGCCCAGCGTCCAGCCGGTGACGCGCTCGACGCCGTCGACCGACACGCGGACCGTCCCCGCGCGCGGCCGCGTGATCGGCCGTTCCTGGCGGCCATAATGTTTGACGAGCTGGAAATCGGTCGCTGCCCCGTCGCCCGCGCCGAGCGGCTGGTCGGCATGGCCCGGCGGCCCGGTCATTCCGTTGGAGCTGTCGTCGAACGGATCCTGGAAGCGGAATGCCACGGCCGCCCCGCGCCTCGCACGGAAGAAAGCGAGCAGCGCCTGGAGATCCTCCTCGCTGCGCACCCCCGGTCCCGCGTCGAAGCGGAGGCGTGCGTCCGCCCACGCGCTGTTCCTCTGCTCGACGCCCGCCGCCGTCGCGGCAATGTCGGTGAAGAAACCCGGCTCCACGGTCGCCTCCCGCCCCACCGCGACCGGGAAAAGCACGTCGTCGAAGGCGTCCATCGCCGCTTCTCCTGCAAAGAAGGTGAACCCGTCGCGCAGCACCTGCGGCAGCGCCCAGACGAAGGCTTCCGCGGTTCCCTCGCGCAGCCCCGCCTCGGCCGCGGCGGCGATCGCCGTCCACTCCGCGCGGTCCGCCGCCTGGAGCACGAACCCCGCCAGATAGTGACGCCGCTCGGCGCCGTAGCCGAGCCGCTCCTCGACGATCGCCCGCCCGCGCGCCGAGAGGGCGCGGCGGCCGCTCGTCACCCATTCATAATCCTCGATCTGGAGGACATCGAACGCCGGTGCGGACCAGGCCGGCGGCAGGTTCGCGCGCCGCACCTCCGGCATGTGCAGATCGAGCGTCGCCGGAAGGTAGGCGAGCAGCAAAGTCTCGGCCTCCGGATGCAGCGCCCTCACGGCCGAAGCCAGGGCCGCCGTCGCCGCGCCGAGCACCGCTCCCGCTGCGTCGAGCGTCGCTTTCTCCGCCTCTCCGAGCTCCGCCCGCAGATCGGCGATCGGCACGGGCGCGAAAGCCGCCACCGCGGCGGCGTCATACAGGCAGATCCGGCCCTCGCTCGCCACCCACCACCAAGGCTCGCCGATCTGGAAGCGCACGCGCTGCCCGGCAGCCTCGGCGATCGCGGTGAAGGCGAGCGCCGCCGTCCGGAGATAGGCCATGGCCTCGGCGTTGGCGGGGGACAGCAGCGCCGACGGCGGCTGCCAGCCGGTCAAGGCCGGCGTGCCGTCCGCGGCGCGCTGCTTCCAGCCATCCGGGCAATGCTCGGCGAGCAGCTCGAACGACAGCGAGAGGATGACCTCGAAGCCGAGCGCCTTCGCTCCCTCCAGCAAATCGCGGTGCCAGGCCGCACACGGCCCGTTGAGCGCGTCCGCCACAATGCCGTCCGCTCCGAGCCGGAAATAGTGGCTCATCCCGACATAGTGGTTGAGCACGCCGCGATAGCCGAGCAGCAGCGCGTTGCGCAGCAGCCGCGCCGGCGTCAGATGGTAGAGATCGTCGTAAGCCGTGGCGACGCGGAGCCGGTGCTCCGGAACGATCGTCTCGCCGATGCCGAGTACCGAGCCGGAGCCGTCGCAGGCGATCTCGCTCAGCTCCGCCCACCCTTCGGCCGGCGCGTCGAGCGCAAGGTCCTCCCCCGTATAAGCCGGCGCGACCAGCGACACGAACAGACGGTCGATGTCGCCCGCCCAGACCGGATCCGCCGCCTCCCAGCCCCCCGCCAGGGCGGCGAAATCGAGCGTCACCAGCGCGTCGTCCGGCGCGCCCGCGGCATAGTTCCACAGCCGCACGTACCAGTTGCGCGCCTCGCCCCCCTCGTCTCGCCCCTCGATGGTCAGCGTCGGCCCATGCACCGCGTCGAGCGGGACCAGGCCCCCGCTCCGCCAGCGAAAGGCGAGGCGGCAGCGGCGGAAGTCGCGGCTGGTCTCGTAGCGCAGCAGCGGATGGTCGTGCCGGTCCTCCGCTTCCCAGATCAGGCCGGCCAGGTCGTTCTTGCGGTAGAAGAGCGCCTCGACCCGCAGCGCATGCGGCCCGGTCGTCACGGCGCTCGCCATCATCGGCCGCGGGAAATCGACCGTCCAGAAGCGCGGATCGAACCGCTTCACCGCTCCCAGCGTCTTGGCGCTGCCGGGCGGCGCCAGCCAATATGGCACGTCGCTTACCCTCCGTCCTTTTGTGCGTTAAGCTGCGGGGCGTGCACCGGCTGATCGAGATCATCGCCGCTTCCCTGCTCGCCGCTCAGCCGCCGGCCGAGGAACTCCAGGAATTCTGCCCGTTGTACATGGTCTTCTTCGACGAAGGCTCCGCGCGCCTCAGCGCCCAGGCGAGGAGCGTGCTGGACAATTGGGCCGAGTTCGCACGCAGGATGGAGGCTCCCTATAATCGGTACACGATCGAGACCGCGACCGACCCCGCCGGAGCAACCCGCGCCAATCTCGACCTTTCCTGGCGCCGCGGCCTCGCCATTCTCGATTATTTGACGAGCCTCGGCTTCCCGGAGGAGCGATTCCGCCTTCGCGCCCTTGGCGAAACGGAACAGCCTTGGGTAGAGCCCGGGATGTCGCTTGCGCTTGCGCTTGCGATGCGCCGGAGCGGCGTGATGATCCTGGAGACGACGCCTGCCAACATGCGCCGCGTCATGGGAAACGCGATCTGCTGAGCTACTCGTCGAGCTGCATCAGCGCCCGCTTCACCGCCCGCGCCACCTGCCGGCCCGACTGGGCGAGCGCGCGCGGCTGCGCTCCCGCCGGGGCGTTGACGTTGATGCTGATCCTCACATTTCGATAGGCCCCGCCGCCCGCATCGATCCGCCCGCTCGCGGTCGGCACGAACAGCTCGGGCCCGCGCTCGCCGACCAGATAGGGCCGCGCCGGCGCCACCAGGCCCCCCGTCGCCCGCCCGGGGAGGCCGAGCAGCCCGGTGAGAAGGCCGCCGATGCCGCCCTTCCCCCCGCCGCCGAGCACTGCGCCGATCCCGCTCCGGATCGCCGAGGCGGCGATCTCCTGCATCGCCGACAAAGCGATCTGCTTCAGCTCCTCGAAGCCGAGCTTTCCGGTCCGCACTGCCCGGATCAAGGCCGTCTCTAGCAGTCTCCCGGCACGTTCGACGCCGGCGGCGAACGGCCCCTCCAGCTGCCCGCGCATGTCGCTCACGTCCTTGGCGAAGGCGGCGGTGTCGGCGCGGACGCTGACCAGCAGGGTCTCAATCTCGTCATCCATCGGGGAACATCCTTTCCAGCCGCTCGAGGTCCGCGCGCGAGGCCGGCTCGGCGCACTCGCCGCCCGCCAGCGCCTCGATCACCGCCGCCAGCTCCGCCGGCGTCGCCTGCCAGAACTCCTCCGGCCGCCAGCCGAGCAAAGCTCCCGCAATGCCGGCCAGGCGCCGTGCGCATTCGCTAAACACGGCCCTGGAGGATCTGCCTGAGCAGCAGCCTGAGGATCGGACTGATCCCCGCCAGGCCGCGCTCGGCGATCGCCGCCCCCATTCGCTCGCGGGTGAGCCCGTCCGGGCGCTCGGCGACGCAATGCCAGAACAAGGCCGCGATCTCGGCGAGCTTGAGCTCGCCGTCGGCCGCGCGTTCGACCAAAGCGAAGAGCGGCCCCAGCTCCTCCTCCGCCGCGACCAGGGCCTCGAAGCTTGGCCGCAGCGTCAGCAGCGCGCCGCCCACCTGCAACGCCGCTTCGCCCCGCGCGGGGTTCGCCGCCGCGCTCACAGCGATACCACTTCGCCGGAGCTTTCCAGGCTCAGGGCGTAGTTGCGCTCGCCGTTGTAATCGCCCGAATAATCGAGCCGCGTGACGAGGAAGCGGCCGCGCATGCGCTCGCCGCTCTCGAAGCTCAGCTCGTAATCGTCGAGCAGCCCGGCCAGCGCATTGCCTTTGACCCGGTTTTCGCTCGCCGAGCCGGTGAAGATGCCGCTGGCCGACACCGAAACCGACCGGATCCCTGCCCCCGACAAAAGCTCGCGCCAGCCGCCCGAGTCTTTGCTCGTGACGTTCACCGGCTCGCCGTTCACCGACATCTGCGTCGTCCGCATCCCGGCGACCGTCGCGAAAACAGGCGGGTTTCCGCCGTTTCCGACCTTCAGCAAAAAGGCGCTTCCCTTTTCCGCAGCCATGAGTCACTCTCCCTCTTCGTTCCGAGCTAGGGGATTGGAATTGAACATGTTTTCAGCTTCTCTGATCGTCCCGCTGCTGCTCAGCCTGCAGCTCATGGCCAACAGCGAGCGCAACCAGTTTTCGAGCTGCCTTCGCACCTATGTCGACGCGAAGATCCAGGACCGGACCACGCCGGCCGATTTCGATACCGCTTATCCGACAGCGTGCGCGCAGCAGGAGACGGCCTATCGCACCGCCTACATCGCGGCCGCGCGGCGCGCCGGCGACAGCATGGCGGTCGCCCAGCGCGACGCCGCGACCGAGGTTGAGGACCTGCGGACGAACTTCAAAGAGCTCTTCCACAACGCGTTGCAGCGCTCGGCCTCAGGCTCCTAGGGCTCGGCGAGCAGCCGCGCGCGGAACTCGATCACCGCCGTCCAGCCCCCCTTCGGACGGCGCAGCTCGCGCGTCCGCACATGCCGCATGGTCGCCAGCCGCCAGCCGCCGAGATCGGGGCCGATCGCGGCCAGCGCCGCCTCCGCCGCCGCCGCCGCGGTCCGCAGCGCCAGCGGCCGCTCGCCTTCGGCCTTCAGCGTCGCCGCGATGCGAAGCTCGCGCCCGGCGCCGCTCTTGTGCCCCCAGTCCGTCTCGGAATCGATCTCGACGAGGGCGTGGGGCGCCGCTGTGGTGAGCGGGCGCGCGTCGTAGACGCGTCCGATCCCGTCCACCGCCCCGAGCGCCGCCACGGCCGCCGCGCGAAGCGCCTCGCCTGCGCCGCTCATCGCACCCTCCCCAGCAAAGAGCGCAGCTCCGGGTCGAGCGCCGCGCGCTCGCTTAGGCGGCGGGCGAGCAGCCTCACATTCTCCCCTTCGATGACGACGGCCACGTCGCGCGGCAGCTCGGCGGCAAGCTCCGCTGCGATCCGGAGGCGCCTTCGCGCCGCGGCGGCTTGGGCGCGCCGCCGCGCCCAGTCGCGGATCCTGTCGAACATGCCTGCCTCCTCAGCTGAGCCGCAGCCGCCGGTAAGGCAGCCACAGAGCGGTCACCGCGGCCGGCGGCCCGGCCCCGTCCTCGCCGTCGCGATGGGCGTAGAGGTGGCTCGCCATCCGCACGATCCCCTGTCGCAGCGGCTCCGGGATTCCGTTCCAGTCCGGGGCGAGCCCCGCTTGGTAGCGGACCAGGACCTCCCCGACGCCGTCGCTGCGCAGCACGCGCACCCACCCGTCTCCGCGGGCGTCGACGTCGATCGCATAGTCGTCCGCGGCGATCGGGGCCGGTTCGCCGTTCCCGGCGACGGCAACGCCGAGGATCGCCCGCACGGGCGCGCGGTCGAGCCGCGTCCAGGCCGGCTGCGCCGGCACCGCCTGCTCATATTCCGCCACGATCAGCGAGAGGCGGGTGAACGCCTCGCAAAGCTCCCCGGCGCTCCGCGCCAGCCCGGCGAGCAGCGCATCCTCGCCGCTGCCCTCGATCCGCAGATAGGCTCTCAGCGCCTCGATCGGCACCGGCAGCGCCGGCGGCTGCACCGCGGCGGCCATCACCGTTGCTCCACGCGCAGGCAGATCGACCTTTCGTCGATGCTGTCGTCGGTGAGGGTCACCCGGTTGGTGATGCTGTAGACGTGCCCGACGATCCCGCCGCTGAGCGTCGCCGCGCTTCGCGTGGCGTCGAAGCGCTCGTCGTCGATCGCGATCCCGCCCGCCTCGGCCGGAGCGACGCTCCACTCGCTGCCGGCGATCGTCTGGCCGTCGAGATAGGGCACCCACTCGATCGCATAATCGAGCCGCGAGGCGGGGTCCTTGAGGTAGTAGCTCACATCCCGTTCCTTTCTAGGGCCGCGTGACGCGGCTGCTGCGAGGGTCGCGCGGCGCCTTTGCCGTCCGTTCCGCTGGTGCGGCCGGCGCGCGTTCCGGGGCGCCCGCCGCGGCTGCGATCGCCGAGGCCGAGAGGGGTGCGCCGTTCATCGCCTCAGGCCCCGATCAGGCCGTGGGCGAGCAGGTCGTCGATCAGCGCCTTCAGCCGCTCGGCCAGCTGCGCCGTCGTGACTCCGGCGGTGTCGAACGATCCGCGGCTCGCCGTCCCGGTTGCGGCGGTCCAGCCGGTCGCCCGGCCGCCGAGCACCCGCACCCCGTTCTGCCGATATTCCTGCGACACGTCTGCGCTGCCCGTGACCGCGATCCCGGAGCTCTGGGCGCGGAGCCTTTCAGACCCGCCGCGCTTCAAAAGGACGTCGCTGCTCGATTGCGTCCCGAGCTCGAGCCCCGTCGCGGTTGCGGTGAGGCTGCACGTCACCGCGCCGCGCGACAGGCTGATCGCGGGGCTGGCGAAGGTGGCGCTCGAGGCCGCCACCGAAATGCCGGCGCCGTCCGCGACGACCGTCAGCCGGTAGCTGCCATTGGCGGTCGTGCCGCCGACCGCCGCCTGGCCCGCCATCGTCACAATTCCGGCGAACGCGGCGCCGGAAAGCGCCGCTTTCTCCGCGGCGAGCTCGGCGATCGCGGCCTGGACGTTGGTCGCGGCGACGTCGCCGACCGCGCTCGAGCCGATCGCCGCGGCATTGAGCGTCACCGCGCCGGTCTGGCCGTTGACCGAGGAGACGCCGCCGCCCGGCGGGAGCTGCGCCGCCGGCACCGTCCCCCCGGCATCCAGCGTCGCGACCCCGCCCGCGGCCCCGCGCTCGGCAGCGGCGACGAAGGCCGCGCTTTCCTGCTGCGCCGCCGATCCGAGGCCGAGCGCCGCGCGTGCCGCCGCCGCGGAAGAGGCGCCCGTCCCGCCCTGGCCGACCGCCAGCGGCATCGCCAGCGACAGGCTCGGGGCGGAGACGGCCCCGGCAAATTCCGCCCCTGCCAGATCGGCCTTGGCTGCGAGCGCCGCCTGATGCGCCTCGAACCATGCTGCGCCCGCCGTCAGCGTCACCACCTTGGTGCCGGCAAGGAAATCCACCGCAGCGCCGCCGGCCGACGAGGCGATCGGCGTCCGCTGCAGCGCGCCTTGGGCGTCGAGCTGCCCCTCCCCCGTTTCCCACTGGCCGGGATGCGTGATGCCGGCGATCGCATAATGGAAGACCGCGCCGGGCGGCACGGTTTCGGCGAAGCGGCGGTGCCCGGCGACCGCGCCCGCCAGCCCAAGCGCGCCGGTTCCGGATCCGTGGCTGCGCTCGCGCACCAAATCGGCAAAGAAGAGCTCGGCCATCGCCGCCTCCTTCAAGAAAAAGGCGCCCGGGGGCGCCGGCATTCCCCCGCCCCTTCAGGGGCGGGGGTTAGGGGTGGGGGAGGTTCAGGCCGCGAATTTGAGCAGCTTGATCGCCTCGCTGTTCGCCACCTGCCCGCCGATCCGCTTGGTCGCGTAGAAGTGGACGAACGGCTTGTTGGTGAACGGATCGCGCAGGATCTGAGTCTCCGTCCGCTCGGCGATCAGATAGCCGGCCCGGAAATTGCCGAACGCGATCGACAGGCTGTCCGCCGCCACGTCCGGCATGTCCTCGGCCTCGACCACCGGGTAGCCCAGCAGGCTGTCCGGCTGCCCCGCGGTCAGCGACGGCGACCAGAGGAAGGCGCCGTCGGCGGTCTTGAATTTCCTGATCCGCGACGCCGTCGACGAGTTCATCACGAAGACCGCGCCCTGCCGGTAAGGCGGCCGCAGCGACTGGACGAGGTCGATCAGCTTGTCCTGCGGCGCGCTCGCCGGGAAGCCGCCGGCGACGCCGGTATGCACCACCTGCAGCGTGCCGAACGGCCGGATGCTGTCGACCTGGATCGCGGTCGGCTCGGCGAGGAAGCCCTTGGGCCGGTTGACGCCGTTGCCGTTGACGAAAGCGGCGCCCTCCGCGCGGGCGAACTCGGTCGCGATCTCGCTCGCCAGCCAGGCCTCGACGTCGAAAGCGGCGTCGTCGAGCATCGCCTGGCTCGCCGCCGGATTGGCGTAGAGCTCGCCGAAAGGCGGCGCCAGCTCGACGAATTCGGACGTGCCCGTCTCGGGCCGCCCCGCCGTCTCGGCGACCCAGCCCGAAGGCGTGCCGCCGCGCGTCACCAGCTTGCGATAGCCGGCGGTGCCGACCTTGACGACGTTGGCGATCGCCCGGATCGGCGAGATCGAAACCAGCACCCTGTCGATCGCGGCGTCGATCTCCTCGGGCACGGCATAGCCGCCCGCGCCGTCGGAGATTCCGGTCACCGCCTTCAGCTCGACGCCCGCCTCGAGCCCCTTCCTCAGATATTTGTCGACGAAGGCCGTCGTCCCGGCCGCCTTCGCACCCGAGAGCGCCGGCCGCCCCGCCGCCACCGCCTGCGCGTCGACCCGCGCCTTCAGCTGCGCCATCTGCTCCTTCAGCTGCGCCAAATCGTCATCCTCCCGCTCCAGCGCCTCGAACGACGCCTCCAGCGGATCCGTCTTCACTTCCAACATGCTTGCTCTCCTCGGTTGAACTACGAAAAAACCCTCCGCCGGAAGGGGAGGGTTGGATGGGCCGGTCCTGCCGGCTGTCGGTATCGGGGTCGGTTCAGGTCCGCCGCATCCGCCGAAGCGCCTCTTTGACTGTCTCCGTCAGAGGAGCAGCGAGCAGGAGCGTCTCAGGCCCGATCTCCCTGAGCTCGTCCTCGCTCAGCGTTTCTTCTCCGAGCAAAGCGACGAACCTGTTCCACAGTGGCGCCGCCTCCTGCTCGCCGAGGCTCAGCTGGCCGCGCAAGGCCTTCCAGACATCGCCTACGGTGATGAAGCGCTCGCAATGCTCGCTGGCGAAGGCGACGCCGAATGTCGCTTCGACACGCTCGATCGCGTCGACCTCATCGCCGTCACCGCCGAGACCCAGGCTGCGAAGCATGTATCCGTCTAGCACCGTCACCGGCCCCTCTCCAGCGCATGCACCCGCGCCTTGGGCTGCATCGGCAGCGTCACCAGGCTGATCTCGACCAGGTCGACGTCGATCAGCTGGCGTGGCTCCGCCCCCTCTGCCTCCCGCACCCGATAGCCGAAGCTCAGCCCGGTCACCGCGCCCTCGCCCAGCAGGGCCGCCGCCTCGCGCCCCGCCGCGCTCTCGGAAAGCCGCGCGATCACCCTCAGCCCGCGTCTGTCCTCCTTCAGATAATCGATCCGCCCGATCGGCTTCCCCGCCTCGTGCTGCCACAACAGGGGCACCATCCCCGCCGTCCGCCTGAGGCTCCGCGCGAACGCTCCCGCCCGCACCACGTCCCCGCCCCGGTCCGGCCGCCCGAACACCGCCGCATAGCCCGCAAACCTCATTCATTCCTCCGCGGAACGGGGAGGGGGACCGCCCGCAGGGTGGTGGAGGGGCGCGAGCGCAGCGAGCGTACGGAGGTCGGCAGCCCGCTTCATCTCAGCATCTCGAACAGGCCCAGCCTGATGCTCATCCCGAGCACCAGCACTGCCAGCATGATCCGGATCGCCCACGTCACGATCTCCTTCCACGCCGTCTGCTTCGCGTCGCGCCAGGCCTGGAGCAGCTGGCGCAGCTCGGCCATGTCGCGCCCCGCGGTCGCGTCGTTGAGGCCGAGCGCGTTCAGCGCCCGCTCCGCGCCGCATTCGCTCGCCTCCTCGACCAGCGCCCGCAAAGTCGCCAGACCGGCGCCCTCGCGTTCCGCCTGTGCCGTCAGCCGCGCCAGCAGCGCCGCTCTGTCCTTGGTCATTTCGCTCTCCTCCGATATGTTGGCGGCATGACGCGGACCGTCCTGCTGCTCGTCCTCGCTTTGGTGCTGGCGCTCGGCGCCTGGTGGCTGTGGCGCGAATGGCGGATCGATCGCTGTCACGACGGCCGCGGCGAGTGGAATTACTCCACCGGGGCCTGCGATCCGCTGCCGGGCTGAAACCCCAGCATCTCGCGCTTCTCCGCGTCGCTGAGGAAAGGCGCGGCCGAGACCTGCGCCCATAGCCGCTCGCGGTCCTCGCTGAGCGCGGTGACCTGGTCGACGTCCACCTCGAGCTTCACCCCCGGCCACCAGGCTGCCAGCGCCCCGCCGATCCCACTCAGCATCCGCCCGGCGAGCGGCAGCACGGTGAGCCGCCACAGCGCCCGGTTCGCCTCGCGGTAATTGGCGTAGGTCGAATCTCCGGGAAGGCCGAGCAGCATCGGCGGCACCCCGAACGCCAGAGCGATCTCCCGCGCCGCCGCCGCCTTCAGGCCGGTGAAGTCCATGTCCGCCGGCGTCAGGCTCATCGCCTCCCATTTGAGCCCGCCCTCGAGCAGCAGCGGCCTCCCGGCATTCTCGAAGCCCGCAAACTGCGCGTCCAGCTCCTCGCGAAGCCGCGCGAACTGCTCGGCCGAGAGCAGCTTCCCGTCCTCGCCCGCGTCCATCACCAGCGCTCCCGAGGGCCGCGCCGCATTGTCGAGCAGGGCCTTGTTCCACTTGGCCGCGGCGTTGTGCACCGCCACCGCCCCCGCCGCCGCGCCGAGGCAGCCGAGCCCGTAATGGTCGTCGAGCGGGTGCATCGCCTTCAAATGCACGATCGAGGGCCGCCCCAGTCCGTCTCGCGCCGGGAACCGGCTCTTCGCCTCGCCGGCGCGGTACAGATAGGCGGCGGGCCACCCGTTTGCGTCGGCCTCGACCTTGACCCGCTCGGGCCTCAGCGCGAACAGCTCCGCCGGCTCCCCCGCCCCGTCCAGCAGGATCTGCACGAACGCGTTCCCATGCAGCAGCAGCTGCGACGCGACGGTCTCCAGCAACGCCGGGGTGAGCAGAGCGGGGACAGTTTCCATTTTCCGGGCGCCGCGGTCCTCGCCGCTCGGCCTGTGCGGAAAATGGTAACTGTCCCCTCCCGCATAGACCGGCGCCCAGGCCACGCACTCCGCCACCAGCCGCACCGCCCGCTGCGCGATCGGGTTCGAGAGATACCCCTCGCGCACCTGCGCCTCGTAGGATCTCGGCCAGTCGCCCGTCGAAGGCGCCGCGCCCCATGCGCGAAACAGCGCCGCCCGCGCGCCGGAGCGCCCGGACTTGCGCCCGAACCAGAATCTCATGTCGTCCTCCGCTCGTAAAAGCCCGGTTCAGCCGCGCAGTCCCAGAAGGCGCGCATGGCCCGCTCGCTTCGCTTCGTCCTGCTCGCCGCAACCGCCGGCCTCGCGCCCGCCGCGACTGTCGCGCCGCCCATGCTCTTCGCCGCCACCGTCGTTCCCGGCGTGCCCACCCCCGAGACCGAGATCCGATCCGTGCTCGGCTTCTGGGACCGCGCCCGCGCGCAGCACGACGCCCGCGTTCTCGATCGCATCCTCGCCCCCGAATTCGCCGCGGTCACCGCCGCCGGCACGCCGCTCGGCCGCCGGGCCCTGCTCGAAGGGGGCGCCCCCGAGCGCGGCGTCCGCATGATCGACCGCGAGGGCCTCGTCATCGCGATCGACGGCGACCGCGCCACCGCCGCCTCCCGCGTCATCCGCATCGGCACCCCGCGCGGCGCCGAGACCGCCGACGTCACCATCGAGACCCTCACCCTCCGCCGCGAAGGCGGCAGCTGGCTCATCGTCCGCAGCGTCTCCGAGCGGGGACGGTCACTGGTGACTGTCCCATAGTGACTGTCCCCGCTCTCACAACCGCGTGATCCGCGGCATCGGCCGCTCCTTGCCGCCGAGCAATTCGGTCATCGCCCAGACCATCGCGTCGGCGCGGTCCGGGGAGCGCCCCGGCCCCTCGTATCCGCCGCCATAGGTCAGCCCGGCCAGCTCGTCCTCGAGATCGGGGAAGGCGCCGAGGAACTTCGCCTTGCCCTTCGCGAACCAGGTCGCGACCGGCTCGGCCCGCCGCCCCTTGCCGTAGCGCGCATGGACGCTCTTGACCGGCAAAGCGACGTCGGCGCCCCTGAGCACGCTCTCGACCATGTCGCCGCCCTGATTGGCCTCGACCACCACCTTGTCGGCGCCCCAGAGCTCCGCCGCGTCCGCCACCGCCCGCGCCCACCCGTCCGGCGAGCGCCCGCGGACGCTGTGGTCGCCGAGCACGTAAGCGACGCCCTCCCCGTCGAGCCCGCAGGCGACGATCCCGCACGCATCCCCGCTTGCGCTCGCCGGCGGATCGACCCCGATCACGACGCGCACGAGGGGACAGTTACTTTCACCCGCGGCGGATCCGGGTCGAGTGCCGCGGTGCTGAAAGTAACTGTCCCCCTTTACCCCTCTCCCCATCACCCGCGCCTTTTCGATCATATCCCGCGTCCACAGCGCCCCCTCGACGTCCTCGATCAGCTCCCCGTCCAGCTCCTGCCGCCCCAGCCGGGTGCCGCCGTAGAGGCCCTCGACATAGCCGAGAAAACCCTGCGCGAGCAGCGCGTTGTCCGCCGTCCGCCCGCGCGTTCGCGCGACGTCGCTCCGCTCGCGGAGCGCCCGCATCAGCGGCGTCGGCCGCGGGGTCGTCGTCGCCAGCACCCGCGGCAGCAGCCCGCGGCGCAGCCCGAACATCAGATTGTCCCAAGCTTCTTCGCCGCGCGGCCATTTGGCGATCTCGTCGCACCAGGCGAAATCGTGCTCGGGGCCGCGGAGGCTCTCAGGATTGGCTGCGGAATAGATGAAGGCCCGGCTTCCGTTCGGCCAGGTCAGGCGCCCCAGCGACGGCTCCCAGAGCGGCGCATCCTCCCCCGCGCAGGCGAGCAGGCCGGAGGAGCCCTCGATCATCACCGAGCGCGCTTCGTCCTCGGTCGGCCCGACCAGCGCGATCCGCATCCCGGGGCTCTCGGCCATCTCGATCACCCATTCGGAGCCAACCCGCGTCTTGCCGAAGCCGCGGCCGGCCATCATCAGCCAGGTCCGCCAATCGCCCTTCGGAATCTGCTGCGCAGGCCGCGCCTGGCCCTCCCACATGGTCAGCACCTCGCGCTCCTCGCTGCTGAGCAAGGCGACGAACTTCCGCCGCTGCGGCGCGGCCATCATGGCCACCCGCTCGATCGGCGAGTGGCGGGCGGCGCGCTCCTCCTCGCTCATCGCCGCGAACCGAGCGATCATGTCTCAACCCTCCCCGCCCATGCGCCGGTTGAACTCGGAGAGCATCCGGTCGAGCTTGGCCCTGATCTCGCGCGCCCGCGCTCGACCGATCCGGCGCGTCGCCCGTGCGGGCGGCGCGGCCGCCTCGCCCTTGGCGCGGCTCTTGTGGAGCCTCAACAGCTGCATCGCCTGGGCAGAGGGAATCTGGCGGAGCCTCTTCTCGACCTTTGTCTTGGGCGGCGGCCGATTGTCGCCGAAGCGCTCGCGCTCGAGCATTTCGAGCTCGAGCAGCACGTAGCTCTGCGCGATCGCCTGGTGCCAGCGCGCGCGGAAATCCGGATCGGCGCCGAGCCGGTCGTAGATCCGGCCGGACTGGCTGGCGAGGCCGGCCTTGCTGAGTGCCGAGCTCACGTTGCACAGGATCGACAGCTCGCGGAAGAAGATGACCAGCCGGTCCTTCATGCGCAGGCTCTGCTTCGAGGTGGCCGCCTTCGCCGTCGATCGTGCGGCGTTCGGCGTCTTGGCGCCCGCCGCCCCGGGTGCCTCCTCCACCCGCCGCTTGAACCTGCCCTTCTCGTCCCGCTCCGGAATCATGCTCTGTCTCCTCCTTCAAAACGGTTGCGGCCGCCGCGAGGGGACCCCGCGGCGGCCGCCGCTCGGCGCGATGGCTCTCGGCGCCGGACAAGAAAAAGGCCGCCGCGCCTGACTGGCGAAGCGGCCGCAAAAGCGGGGACGGTATACATTTGGCCAGCGGGTCGCGCGGTGGCATCGGGCCGCGTCCGGGCCAAATCTATACTGTCCCCTTCTCTCACTGCCTGAGATCGGCTCCGTCTGCCCTGCCGCCGGACGTCAGAAAAGCAGGCTTCCCGCGACGGCCAGGGCGCCGAGTGCGGCGATCGCGGCGTAAGCGAGCCGATAGCGCCGATAGGCCTCCGGATCCTCGTGCCGGGTCGAGGGCTGCCACCACCAGCGGAATGGGACCGACTGCGCCACATGCATGATCAAGAGGGCGAAGCAGCCCACGAGCAGCAAGGCGAGCCCAACCCCCATCGCCGCGATTCTCCGTCGTTCGGCGAGCAGGGACAGCCTACCTGGCCGTCCCCTTTCCGGCGCCGTGGGACAGCCAGATAGGCTGTCTCCATTCGCGCCCCGATTCGGCTGCAGCTCTGAGAGCCTGACTAGAAAGTGCCATAGCAGCGTGACGCTGTCAAGCTCTTTTTGCCCTTCTGGATCATCAACTTCGGGGTTCCGCACCCCTGACGGCGCCCGCAAAGGCCCGGATTTCCGCCGTTTTTCGCGGTTGACAAATTTATTTTCGCGGCCGATTTTCGCACATGCTCGCCGCCGCCCTGCTCCTTGCGGCTCACCCCGCCGACGCGCCGCCGCGCCATGCCGAGCAGCCGCCGGTCGAGCTGATCGATTTCCTCGGCCGCCGCCGCGAATGCGCGGAGCGCAGGCCTCCCACCGAGTCGGACCCGCCCTCGCCTTATGCGGCGGCGGACCGTTTCGAATGGTATTTCTACGCCTGCCCGGGACTCCCCCGCGAGGAGGCGGCCCACCGCGCGCGCTTCGCCGGCGATGCCAACGCGCTCGCCTGGCTCGACGACGCGCCAGAGGATTTCGACCTGGGGATCCTGGAGACCACGGCCTATCACGGCCCTCCCGGCGCCGAGGTGCGCCGGATCGAATATAGCGGCCGCACCCGAGCCGGCCCGTGGCGGGTCGCGCTCGATCTGGATGCGCACCCTCGCGCCGCCGCGCTCGCGCTGGCCTTCCCCGCCGGGCCCAACCGCACGATCTGGCTCGAGCACGGGCTCTTCCCCTGGCTGGACGCCACCTCCCTCCGAGTCGCGTTCGATCCCGAAGGCCGGGACGAGCGCCTCATCCTCGATCTGCGCTACGGGCTGTTTCGCGGCTGGTGCGGCCGGATCGACGGAGAGGACCGCCCCGAAATCTCGATCCTCGTTCCCGAGCGCGGCGCAGAGATTTCCGTCGCCCGCGGCGAGCGCACGAACTGCCGGTACAGCGATGAGGACGTCCCCCCCGAGCGCTTCCTCCATCCGCCCCGCTGAACGCCCGAATGCTCTTGAAATCCGGCGGCCGTTCGGCCGTTGACAAGGACGGTCGCGCGTCCGACCATCGCGCATGTTCCTCGCCCTCGCCATCGCCGCGCTGCAGAGCGTCGCCCTCTCCCCGGCCGAGACCGCCTTGACCCAGGCCCATGCTGGCTGGCTCGCCTGCCTCACCCAAGCGGCCGGCCGCACCCCCGGCGCGCCGCCGGCGAGCGAAGCCCGGCTCCAGCGCGCCTTCGCCGCGTGCCGGACGCAGGAGGCGGAGGTCCGCGCCCGCGCCGCCCGCTTGTTCGGCGAGGGCGAAGCCGACGGCACCATGGCCCTCTACCGGCGGGACGCGCGCGAGGCGCTGGCACCCGTCGCCGGCGCCGATCCGCTCGCCGACGTCGCCCGCGCCTGGGGGGCCTGCATCGCCGGCGCCTTGCCGCGCACCGTCGAAGCCCGAACCGGCCGCAGCGACCGCGAGATCGCCGAGGCCGCCTTCGCCGCGTGCCTCGCCGAGGAGCGCGCCGCCCGCGCCGCCCTCGCCGAACAAGCGGGCGGCGCGGGC